GGGAAACCTAAAGAGTGGACCTATAGCGAACCTCGCGCATCACATATCCGCCGCATCGTCTGCGCACTCTGTCCACGGATGGCGTGTCATAGGCGATGCCATAGGCGATGCCTGTGGCGGCGGGTAACAGTCAATTTTCGTGCGGTTGTGACTTTGGCGGTAGGACAGAAAACCGCAAAACCGCACATGGCCGCCACCACATTCCGAAACCATGACCTCTTCGGTCGGGGGGAAGCTTGAAAGCTAGGGTGTGTGGCGGTCGCCTAATCAGCGCATGACGGGTCCGGTGCATGCCGGGTAGCCTGCCGTGCTCATACAAGAGGGATCGGGGATAGCCCGGTCGGGGATGCGGTGGCGGAAAGGGAGACGCAACGTGCCGGGGGACTCCGTGGGTGCAAGGCCCGCGCAGATGACGGTGAAGCTGGTACACGCCCGGGCGAAACCGTTGTGCAGGGTTCAAGTCCCTGCCCGCATCCCGTATGTAACCGATCTGGCCCGGGTGCCTCACGAGGTCCGGGCCCATCATAACGAAAATCATGGTCGTCGAACATCGGCGGCCTTTTCTTTTTGCCTGCTCATCCCCAAATTGCCGCATGACCGAAGCCCGCTCGCGGGGCAAAGCGAGACGGGCGCGGCTCCCTCCTTTCGACCGTGACCGGAGCGGTGAATGAGCAGGACCCGGGCGCCAGCCGGCCGCGCAAGCTGTTCGAAAGTGCCGGCACACCATCATAGAAGGAGCTGTCGATCATGATTAAGGTACCGCCCAATTTCGCGGGCTGGATTAGCGTAAAACATCGGATCATTTGGTCCGTGCATCCGTATCGGCGGGATAAGCGCACGGGAGTGGTGCGGCTGTGAGGTGGGTCTATCGACTGGTGCGGCGGTTGGCACCGTTTGCGGGGCCGGCGCCGAGGAACAGAAGAGAGCGGCGGGAACGGAAAAGGTACATTTCATGTTGATAGAGCAGGGAAAATCCTCCGCATGTCGAAATTTGGCGTGTGGAGGTGGAAGTTGATGAAGGCATTGCTGTTTGATGGTAAGCATATTGTTTCGGAAGAAGAAGTGCTGGAAAATGTGCTCTATTTTTACAATCGAGCCGGTCAAGCGATGGGATATTGGAGCAAGGGAGAAAAAAAGATAGCTTTAGATTTAGCAAGATCGTTGCGAAATAAGCTTCGAGATGAGTACAAAAACAATGACCTTGTGAGAATCCAAAGAATCTATGGTGATGACAAGAACTTCATAAATTACAGGGCAGCAGTCCATGAAGCGTATGCTTCTATTGTGGGGCAATTAACTCTTCGAAATGCATATTCGTTTTTGTATGACGTTCAAAGTTACATGAGCTACTACTTTCCAAAAGTAAGAAATACCTAAGCGCCTTGATTGGCGCTTTTTCTATTGCCTTGTGAGGTGGTGATCATGAACTTCGTCCAACCGATCCGTGATCCGCAGATGGTTGAGGCGATTCTGAAATACTTGCGCAATCGCAGCACCCGCGACTATCTCTTTGCGGCCATGGGATTTTACAGCGGCCTCCGCGTATCAGACTTGCGAACGTTGCGCGCCGGCATGTGTCGCGGAACGCATATTGACATTTTCGAATCAAAGACGCGGAAACGCAAGCGGTTCATCATTCATCCGGCGGTCCGCGACGAGCTGCACCGGTATATTGCAGATATGCGGGACGATGAATATATATTCGCGTCTCGACAGAAAAAGCGGAGCGGTATCCCAGGTCTGCCCATCAGCCGCAGTCGAGCGTATCAAATCCTTGACCGGGCGGCCAAACATTTCGGGTTGGTGGACATCGGCTGCCATACCATGCGCAAGACATGGGGATATCACCTCTACCGGCAGGACCCGCGCAATTTAGCGTTACTTATGCGGATGTTCAACCATGGATCAGAAACCGTCACTTTGCGCTATCTTGGCATCACTCAGGACATGATGGACGATGCGATCCTGCGCCTGAAATACGCATGACATTGCCTTAATTTACGATGTGTCCAACTCAAAAAAATCGGATGCCGAATTGGCATTGAAAAATCAAGCGAAGCGACGAATTTAATGAGTTGAACAGAATTCATATTATGGTTAACCATAGAACCAGATAAAGGAAAATATACCGGGTGTTTTTCGCCCGTTTTTTCTCGGTTTTTTCGTTGTTTCGTTCGGAATGCTTCCAGCATGAAAACGTTTCAACGTGAAAACAACTCAACTGTGCCGGAGGTGTTGCGGAGATGGCTGTTCAGATGATGCTTGATCTGCAACAATACGGCCCGTGGATGGTCACAAACAAGGGCGACGAGAGTTGCCGAAAACTGGCGGACCGGCATTACTCCCGGCAGACGGTCGGCGCGCCGATGTTCACCCGCCCGGGGCGGAATTTGGTACTTCGGACGGCGCCAGGTGATGCGGTTTGGGTGACGTGGAAAGGCATCCGTGATGACGGAATGGACGCCTGGGAATGCACTCTGTTCCGGAATGAGAGCGCGCATCTGAGCTCGTACTTGATACGGTGGGCGGTCCGGGCGACCGTAGCGGAATGGGGGCGGCCGCCGAAAGATGGGATTATCACATACGTGGATCAAACCAAAGTCCGGTCAAGCAATCCGGGCTTTTGCTATATTGCTGCAGGCTGGAAGAAAGTCGGATTCAGCCGCAAGCGCGGCCTATTACTCTTACAAGTGAAGCCGGGGGTGGGGTGGATGTAGTGGCTCAGAAACGCAGCCCGCTCGAGCGGCGAGCCTTCAAAATGTGGTGCAAGGCCGGCCGCCCGCGGCAGTTGAAGTGGATTGCGGACGAGCTCGGCGTCAGCCCCGAGATGATCCGCAAGTGGAAGCATTATTACAAGTGGGACGATCGCGAAGACCCGCGTCCGGGAGCACCACGCGGCAATAAGAACGCCGTGGGCAACAAGGGCGGCGCGCCGATGGGGAACAGGAACGCGTTCAAGCACGGGCTCTACGCGAAATATCTGCCCGAAGAGGTCCTGGAGATCGCCAAAGAGATCGAGGACAGCGACCCGCTCGACATGCTCTGGAACAACATCATCATCCTGCAAGCCAAACTGCTGCACGGGCAGAAAATCATACATGTCCGGGATCAGAACGATCTTACGCGAGTGCTGAAGCGTGAAAAACTTGGTGTTACGGTCGAGGAGCGCGAATATGAATTGCAATTTGCCTGGGACAAGTTCGCGGCTGCCTCCAAAGCCGAGGTTACGATCATGCGCGAGTTCCGCGCCGCAGTCAAGCAATTCCTTGATGTCGCCCCCGAGAACGACGAGCGCCGGGCGAAGCTGGAGCTTATGCAGGCGCAGGTCGCGAAGGTGCGGGCGGAGGTCGAGTCTGTCAAAGGCGGCGGCAAGAACGCCGACGCCGAAGATTGGGTGGCGGCGCTGAAGGAGGCCGCCGAGCGGCGCCGGGCGCGGCAGGTGAGCGACGATGGCTAATCAGACTGCTCGTTCCACTCTCGTTGATCTACTCGATGTCTATTGGGACGATCCGGTCGCGTTCGTGCAGGATATGCTCGAGGCGGAGCCGGACGACTGGCAGGCAGCTGTCTTGCGCGACCTCGCAGAAAGCCGGTGGGTAAGCGTGCGATCCGGCCAGGGCGTCGGGAAAACGACGGTCGAAGCCTGGGCCGCGATCTGGTTCTTGTGCTGTCGTCCGAACCCGAAAATCGTTTGCACGGCTCCGACGCAACAGCAGCTGCAAGACGTGCTCTGGGCCGAGGTCGCGAAGTGGCTGGAGAAGGCGAAGATCCGGCGGCTGCTGAAGTGGACGAAGACGAAGGTCTACATGATCGGCCACGAAGAACGCTGGTTTGCGACGACACGGACGGCGACGAGGCCGGAGAACATGCAGGGCTTCCACGAGGACTACATGCTGTTCATCGTCGATGAGGCGTCCGGGGTGGCTGATCCGATCATGGAAGCGATTCTCGGCACGCTCTCCGGTCCCGAGAACAAGCTGCTCATGTGCGGAAACCCGACGCGAACGTCGGGTGTTTTTTATGACTCGCACAACCGCGACCGCAAGCGATTCAAGACTCATAAGGTCGACAGCCGCGACAGCAAGCGCACGTCGAAAGAAAACATCCAGATGCTGATCGACAAGTACGGCGCCGACAGCGACGTCGTGCGCGTGCGGGTGTATGGCGAGTTTCCGAAGGCCGAGTCCGACGCATTTATCCCGCTCGAGCTGGTGGAGTACGCAGCGGACGCCACGGTCCGGCCGGCGGGCGATACGCTGCATATCGGCGTCGACGTGGCGCGGTTCGGCGACGACGAGACGGTCATCGCGCCGCGGATCGGCGGAAAGGTGTTCGATCTGCGGTCCTACCAGAAGCAGGACACGATGGTGACGGCCGGCTGGGTGATCGCGACGGCCCGCGAGATGCTGCAACAGTTCCCGCAACTTGGCCGGGTGGTGATCAAGGTCGACGACACAGGCGTCGGTGGCGGCGTCACTGACCGGTTGAACGAGGTGATCCGCGAAGATCGCCTATACGACTGGACGGTCGTACCGGTCAACAACAGCGGCAAGCCGACGTCCGACGAGGAGGAGCATTACGAGAACCGCGGCACCGAAACCTGGGCGACGGTCCGGGATCTGCTGCAGGAAAGCTTCTCGCGGCACATGCGGGGAGAAGCGCCGACGATCGAGCTGCCGAACGACGACCGGCTGATCGCGCAGCTGTCGCAGCGGAAGTACCGGATGACGAGCCGAGGCAAACTCGCGCTGGAGCGCAAGGAAGATATGAAGAAGCGCGGGCTGGACTCGCCGGACCGGGCGGATGCCGTCGTGCTGGCGTTCGTGGAAGAGCAGAGCATGCCGTTCAGCAGCCAGCGGCCGGCGGGCTGGTGATTATTTTTGAAAGGGGTGATCACTCTGATCCAATATGAACGCAAACAATTCCCACCGCCCCCGTTCGATGTCGAGGTCGCCGAGGCCAAATTCCATCGCAAGTTGTACGACGGCGATCATGCCGACATCTTCCCCCGGGCGCGGCACGCGGGGAAAGACAAACGATACCGCTGGCGACGGAAGTCACTGAAGGAATGGGAACAGGTCACAGAGGTCGTAGAGAGTGGCGTTCCGTATATCGTCGTCAATTTCTGCAGCCTGATCGCGGAGCTTCCGGCCGACCTGTTGAACCGGTCGCTCGGCAACATTTCGGCCGACTCGGAAAACGATCCGGAACTCGAATTCGTATCGGGAGTCGTCGAGGCTTCGAAGGTCAGCTCGAGCCTTTGGGCGGCCGTCACGCAGCACCAGGTCGACGGCATGATCGCGTACCGTGTGCGCCGGGAACCTGTGCGAAATAAGGTCTGGTTCGAATGGATTCTTCGCGACAAGTTTCTGCCGCACGATGATGACCTGGGCGCCGACATCGCGTGGATTGAAGAACGAGGCGAGGACGACAACAAGAAGCAATTCCTGCGCGTCGAACGCCAGCGCCTGACGGAAACCGGATTGACCATGCAGCAAATGGTATTCCGCATGGATGGCGACAGCGTAGGCGAAGAGATGGACGTGCAGGAGTACGCCCGCGAATACAACGTAGAAATCCCGGAGGATGTAGAGCTTCCAGGTGTGACCGAACTCATGTGCGGTATGGTGACGAACGAGGAAACGCTCGAAATGCCGCGCGGGCGGTCGGCGCTCCGGAACGTCGCCGTCATCCAGGAAGAAATCAACTGGACGATCACCCGGGATGCTGTAGTGTTCGAGAAGCACGGCAAGCCGAAGCTCGCGATCCCCCGGTCCCTTTGGGATACCGTGGCGCGGACGAACCACGAGCACTATGGCGCGTTTTTCGTTCGGAACGCCGATCTCGAGGTCGTGTCCTATGACGAGAACAAGGGTGCTGTGCCGCAATACATCACGTGGGACGCGAAGACACAGCAGAGCTTCGAGCACGTGAACCGGCTCATAAAATACATGCTCGCCATAACGAAAACGTCGCCGCAGGCCGCGGGCCTTGAGCCTGGATCAGGATCGTCGGCCATTGCGCTCCTCTACCTCTGGATTCAAAGCGTAATCAAGGCCGAGGCAATCAAGGCGAAGTTCGACACGGCGATCAAGGATGCCGTCCGCAAGTGCATCATACTCGAAAACGCGCTCGGCGGAACGCAGTACGAGGTCAAGGCGCCGGTCATCGAGTGGGGCGACATGCTGCCGAAGGCCGAGGAAGAACAGAACAAAGAAGAGCGCGCCAACTACGAGGCCGGCGTGCAATCGCTCGAGACGACGGTCCGCCGCGTCCACCCCGACTGGTCGGAGGAAGCGATCGAGGAGGAAATCCGAAAGATCCAGGAAGAGAAGGCGGTCGACTCCATGAATCCGACCTACGTCCAACCGCCGCGGGTGAAGTTGTGATATGGCGACGACGGAACAAATCATCGCGCTCTACGTCCGCGCGGAAGAACGTCTCCGCGCGCTGATCCAGTCGCTCGAGGATGGTTCAATCACTCAGCGGAGGAAGAACGAGCTGCTGCGGCAGGTTGAGGCGATCATCGCCGAACTGACCGGGCGTGCCGGAACTGAGATGGCGCAGTTGGTCAGCGTATCGTACCACGCCGGCGCTGCGGAGGCCGTATCGAGCATGATTCGGGCTGGTTTGGCTGCGGAAAAGATCAATACGACGCTCAGGCCGCTCATCCATCAGCGCGCCGCGCAGGCGATCATGGACGAGGCGTTTTACTCGATCCTTGAGGCCAGCGACAACATGAGCGCGGATGCGAAGCGACGCATCGAGGAGGCTGTCAGGCGGGCGAACGAGCGGTCGCTGCTGACCGGTACGAGCCGCCGGGAGGCGACGCATCAGGCCGTCGCCGAGCTGAACCAGCAGGGCATCACCGGCATCGTAACCCGGAACGGCGCCCGGATCCCGGCCGACAAGTACATGGCTGGCGTCGTTCACTATCACCAGCGCAAGGCGCACGTCACCGGCGCCGAGAATATGGCGGTGCAAAACGGCATCGATCTCGTCTATGTCAACGCCGTCGGCATCACGTGCGAGTATTGCGCCAAATACCAAGGCCGCGTGTACTCCATCAGCGGGCGCGATCCGCGATTCCCGAAGCTCGAGGTCCGGCCGCCGTACCATGCCCACTGCATTCACTCGTTAACGCCGTGGATCGAGGAATACACACAACCGGATGAGGTTCAGCGCATGATTGAGCAGTCCAATCGGCCGTTCGTAGACAACCGCACAGAAGCGAACATCCGGCGTTACAACGAGCTGCAGCGCGAGAAGTCACGGAAGAATGCGACGCGGAAGCAATGGATCCGGTACAAAGCGGTGCTGCCGGACGATACGCCTGACCTGCGGACATTCGCCAGCATGAAGGCGCGGAACACGCAGACGTATCAGGAATTGCAGGAAGCGTACCGGAGAATCAATTCCAAAATCAGGGGAGGGAACGACGTAAATGGCGAAGTATCGTAAAAAGCCGGTCATAGTCGATGCTTTCCGATGGACTGGCGATCGCGATCAAATTGAAGACCCGGAATGGATTGTTGAGGCAATCAAATCCGGGAAGGTGCGATTTTCAGAAGACGGCGAATCGCTGTTAGTCGACACACATGAAGGCATTTTAATGGCGAACCAAGGTGATTACATCATCAGGGGAATTCAGGGTGAGATTTATCCCTGCAAGCCGGACATATTCGAGGCGACGTATGAGCAGGTGGAGGAAGAAGTCGTATGAGCGCCGTCATCCTGACTGAAGACGAGCTTCGCGCCAAATGCGCGGAGTGGCAGCGCATCCTGCGGTTGCAGGATTGGGATGTCATAGTCTCCATCAATCGAGCCAGAGATATGACGTTGTCTGAGGTGGATGGCGAATGTGAATGGACGTTGGCTACGAAACAGGCGCGGGTTCGCATTCTCGATCCGGTGGACCATCCGCCGGATTTAAAATGGCCGCAAGACATGGAGCAGACTCTCGTCCATGAGCTGCTCCATTTGCATTTCGCGCCGTTCGACAGGTTCGAGCGCGGAAGTCTTGAGCATGTCGCGATGGAACAGGCGATCGACTTGATTGCCAGCGCTCTGGTGAAACTGAAACGAACCTTTGTCGCTCAATGAGCGGCTTTTTTCTTTTCCCGTCCTAACCGTTGCATGACGTTAAACTGCGATCGAGGAATCAGCCGACCCAGGCTTAAAAACGGAGGTTTGATCGAGTATGAAAGTATTAATCGAAAAACGTTTCCCTTTGGACCTTCCCTACGGCTTCCTGCAGCTCTTCGCCGAAGGTGGAGAGAATGGCGCGGGAGGCGATGGCGGAGATCCTGGGGGGAACGGTGGCAACGGCGGCGGCAATTCGCCCGGAAAGGGCGAGAAGATGTTCAGCCAGGCCGAACTGGACGCTGCTGTCCAAAGGCGCGTTGCCAGGGCGGAGAAAGACGCGGTGACGGCTCTCGCGAAGGAGCTCGGTTTCGACTCTGTCGAAGCCATGCGAGCTGCCTTGAAGAAGCCAGGCGACAGCGAAAAGGGCAAGGGCGACAAACCCAAAAAGGACGATCAGCCCGTCGACGTCGAGCAACTCGTCGAGGAGAAGCTTAAAGCTGAACGGGAAAAGGCGTATCAGCGGCTTCTTACGGCCGAAGTCAAAGTGCAGGCGAACGAACTCGGTTTCGCCGACTGGGAGGACGCCCTGAAACTCGCCGATCTCTCCGGAGCGAAGGAGAACGACAAGGGCGAGATCGAGGGTGTGAAGGAAGCGCTGGAGAAGCTTGCGCAGGCCAAACCGCACCTGCTGAAAACGAAGCCGACGTCCGGCCGTTTCGGTGCCGACATTCGCGGCGGCTCCTCCCAGCAGGACGAGCGCAAGAAGCGTATCGAACATTTCGCCAAACTGGCCCAAAGCCGCGGGTCCGCGCCTGAAGGTGTGTATGACCCGTGGCAACCGAAGAAAGATTGACGGAGGTGCGCAAACATGCGACTGCAACCGAAAGATACGTTCGGCGTTCAGGATGACATCGAAATCCTGGCGTCTCTGGAAGTCGTGCGGTCGGTGAACAACGGCATCACGATCGATGCGACGAAGGTGACGGCTGCACCGAACGGTGACAAGATCATCCGGAAGGGCATGCCGTTGGCGAAGATTACGAACGGCAAATTCCGGCCGTATACCGGCACGAAGGTCAAGACCGGGGCGGCCGCGTCGGACACGGTGATCGAGCTGGAGGACGCGAGCCGGCTTGTCGTCGGCGATGAGGTCAAGATCGGCAACGAGACGAAGACGATCACGGCCATCGACTACGCCGAGAACAAGATCACGGTTTCGGCACTCTCGGCCGCGGCACCGTCCGGCACGGTGGTCGAGACGACGGACGGCGGCGGCAATCCGAGCGTCATCCTGAACCGGACGGTCAACGTCAAAGACGGCGACCACGTCGTCGGCGGCTACGAATACGCGAAGGTCATCGCCGCCCGGATCCCTGTGCCGGTCGACGACACGCTGCGGCAGAAGATGCCGCATATCGTCTTCGCGTAATCCCAGAGGAAAGGACTGATGTGAACATGAAGCAGAAATATCGCCTCAAACTCGATCTCCAGACGTTCGCGGGCGATGACTTCGACATGAGCATTCTCGAAGATGCTCTGTCGAGCGAGGAACTGCTCGTCTATGCGCAGAAGCTGGAGATCCCGAACAACTACCTGCACCCGCTGCTGTTCCCGGCACAACAAACGGATGAACTTACGGTCGACGTCATCAAACAAGAAACCCGTCTGCCGGTGATGGCGCAAATCGCCCATCTCGGCACGGAAACGCGGTACGGCTCGCGTGAAGGCATGAAGGGTCAGACCGTGGAGATCCCGAAAATCCAGCGCGGCCGCTGGATGGACGAGAAACTGATCCGGATCATGCTGCTCGCGACGCGCGGCGGCGGTCTGCGTCGCGAAGAAGTGGCTCGGATCGTCCGCGAACAACTGAATGACGCGGCATACTGCGTCGATGCGATCCGCGCGCGGAAGGAATGGATCGCAATGCAGGCCGTATCTCTCGGCAAGGTGGAATACGTCGAAGGCGACGTCCACGTGGATGTGAACTGGGGATACACGACCGAGCAGACGCCTGTTCTGACCGGTACGGACAAGTGGTCCGACCCCGTGAACTCCAAACCGTTGGAGGACATCCAGAACTGGTGGAACTACCAAGCTGACCGCGGCGTGCGGCTGACGCGGGCGTTCACCAGCCGGAAGGTCGTGTCGTACCTGCTCCAAAATCTCTCGATTCGCCGGCAATATTTCGGCAATCCAAGCGGAACGGCCGAACCGCCGCAGCTCAACCGGGAGCAGTTGAACACGGTTCTGGAAGGCCTCGGGCTGCCGCGCATTATAGAATATGACACGCAAGCGCGTGTCGAGCGCGAGGAACTCGAGAACGGGCGGCTCAAGATCGAAACGGTTCGGATGACGCCGGACAACCGTTTCGTCATGTTGCCGGATGGCGCTCTCGGGAACTATCTGTGGGCAACGACCACGGAGCAGCTCCTGAGCGGCATCGAGACCGAGCAGACCGCGGATGCCGGCATCTACGTATTCCGCGATCTGACGAGCAAGCATCCGCTGCGCCTGCGCACGGTCGGCGTGAACCTCGCATTCCCGGTCTTCCCGTATGCCGACACGGTGATGTCGGCAACGGTCATCTGATGGGGCGCCTTCGGGCGCCCTACCTGTTTTGAAAGGGTGAACAACATTGGATCTGAAAGCGAAAGGAGTCATCAAGTACCGTGGCATTTGGCATCAACCCGGGGAGATCATCAAAAACATTGATCCCATCGAAGGAAAACGGCTTCTTGATGCCGGCATAGCTGAGTATTCGGAGGAAGTCGTCGAACAGCAATATCAGGAAGCGAAGCAAAAAACGTCGAAGGTTAAAGGAAACAAGAAGGCCGATGAAGGCGGGTGATCGCCATGGATCGCCAACAAGTGGCTGATTGGATCGCGGACAACCTCCTTGATTCCGACATCTGGGACCGGGCGAGCGAACACAAGCAGACTGTAGCCGTCAGGCAGGCGGAGCGAAACCTCGTCCGCTGGTATCCGGACGTAGAGCTGACCGTTGAGATCGTCGCGTATCAGGCCGTCTGGGAGCTATATGGCGTCGATCCCGTGCTGAAATACCAGCGGCATGCCGTCAAGTCACTGTCCGACAACGGCGAATCGGTCACATACAAGGACAAGGAAGAGCGCCCTGCCGTGGCTCCTGAAGTGCGCAGTCTGCTCGGGCCGACGGCGGACGAACTGGCCGAGGATGCCGCGGCGAACCCGCCGCAGTACGGCGGTGCCCTCATATGAGCCTGTTCGGATATCCGGCAAAGGTGACGCACTATCACTCCGGCACCGACGAATGGGGCCGTCCGTTGCCGCCTGTCGCCACCGATAAGGCCGCGAAGGTGGTGGAGGAGCAGAAACTGATCCGCAACGCCCGCGGCGAGGAAATCCAGGTTGCCTATGCGATCCACCTCGAGGGACCGAACGCGATCAGCTTCGACGACTACTTCGAATACGTGAACGCTCTCGGCGAGACGATCACGATTCACGTGCGGCACTTCGAGATCAGGAAGTTCATCGGGACCGACGATGTGAAGAAGGTGGTCGTCTATGGCTGACAAGTTCGAGTTTCGGCTGGATGGTCTTGATGCCATCGTCAGGTCGCTGGATCAGATCGAAAGGGATATCGACGACCGGGTGGATGAGACGTTGACGAAAGTCGCGGCTAAAATTGTCCACGACGGCCGCCGGCTGGCGCCCATCGATTCGGGAGACCTCGAAGCCGCGATCAACGCCGGCGATGTTCAGCAGGAGGGCGGAACGAAGTACATCGACATCGGCACGAGCCCGGAGGTCGACCATTACGCCGTCGTCCAGCATGAGGGATTCCGGGAGACGAAGGATGGAAAAATCATCCCAATGACACCGGGCGAGAAGACTCGCAGCAAAGGGCCGTATAACGGGTACATGCCGGGCAAGAAGTTCCTCGA